CCTAGAAAAATCTCCGCGGAAAATTCCGCGAAAAAAATTCCTGAATATAACGGGGTGTTTTATACGATTTATGTTTTAATATTTGGATTCTCAGCTCTGAAAGGCAGTCCTCCCACCAGCCTGCCTCTGCTTTTCTGTTATTAAATCTCCTCATAAGTCTATAAAACATCCTGTTGTGTTCAGGAATTATATTTAAAAGGAGGCAAACTATGACAGAACTTAACAAAATTCCGCCTCCATTTAACGATGAAAGCCAAGAGAACAAATTTATAGCATTAGCTTTAGCTCAAGTAGAGGAGCAATTAAAGAATGGGACCGCTTCTTCTCAAACTCTTCAACATTTTTTAAAACTAGCCTCCAAACGAGCGCAAATTGAACTAGAAAAAATGAAACTAGAGAACGCATATTTAGAAGCCAAGATAGAAAGTGAGAAACAGGCTAATCAAGTTCTATCTTTAGTAACAGAAGCATTAGATGCTTTCAAAGGTTACAGCTTTAAACCACCGGATTCCTTCTATGATTAGTTATACGGATCTTATATTATTGAAGACATTTTATGAGAGACTAGAAGTTCTAAAATGTCCAAGTAAACCATCTGAATTAACGTTCGATGAACTACGATATTTGAATCAAAGGTTTTATCAATCAGATCAATGGAAACGAGTAAGAAATTATGTGATTGCAAGAGATTCTGGTAACGATTTGGGAATACCAGGAAGAGAGATTTACGGACCCATAATTGTGCATCATATGAATCCGATACGACCAAAAGATTTACTGTTTAATTACGATGCTCTTGTTGATCCAGAATTTTTAATTACCGTTTCGGATCCTACACATCGTAGTATTCACTTTAATTCTCCTATAACAGAACCAAGAAGGGAACGATATTTAGGAGATACAAAACTTTGGTAAGGTAATATTATGGAAAGAACAATTTTAGAAATAGTAAAAGAATTTTTGGCAATACTTTATGATAACATAGCATTTGATAGCGAGATATTGGCTCACATAAATGGCGCGTGTGGTTCGTTAGCCCAACTTGGCGTTACAGAGTTAGATATTCCTATAAATGAATCCACTGAGTATCCAACTTTTGGAAGTATGGCTTTAAACAATCTTGTAAGGTTGTATATTTTGTTGAAAGTCAAAAGAATTTTCGATGCGACCGCAAGTGAAACAATAGCTAAAGCTTTTGATCAACAAATCTTAGAGTTGGAAGGGAGGATAATGCATGAAGTTGAAGACATTGCCAATCCTTAGGAGATGCACATGAAAAATTTAGATTTTGATTTCTTAGATAGCATATATTTTGAGCATCATGGAGTCAAAGGACAGAGATGGGGTGTAAGAAGGAAAAATCCATCAGGTGCCCCAGAAGGATTATCTGATTCCGAACTAAAGGCCAAAGTAAACAGACTAAGACTAGAACAAGAATACAGGCAGTTGGTTTCCAAAGCTAATAAAGCAAATGAGTCCATACTCCAAAAAGGCTTAAATCTAACTGCTGAAATTCTTATAGGTTCCGGAAAAAAGACAGCAAAAGAATTCGTCACAAAGCAAATGAAGAAAGCTATAGAAAAAGCTGGTGGGTAAGAAATGGACGAACGACCATCGAATACTTTAGCTCCAAAATATTACATGATGTTTAGGGAAAAAGTTTTAAAAGGCGAGATACCGGTTTGTCAGGAGATTTCCCAAGAGATGAATCGGATTGACGCCTTAATAGAAGATCCCAGATATTATTATTATGCGCAACCAGTTGAGGCCTTCATTAGATTTTGTGAAACTGAGTTAACAAAAACGGATGGCTCAGAATTGCAGATGCTAGATACCTTTAAACTGTGGGCAGAGCAAATCTTCGGTTGGTATTATTGGTCAGTTCGAACCGTATACAACAAAGAGATAAACGATTTTGAAGAAATAGAATATTTAAAAAGACTGGTTAACAAACAATATTTAATTGTCGCCCGTGGTGCTGCTAAATCGATGTATGCATCTTTTATTCAAGCATATTACCTTATAGCAAATGGTGAAACCACGCATCAAATCACAACAAGCCCGACAATGAAGCAAGCAGAAGAGGTTTTGGGTCCAATAAGAACTGCGATGATACGTCATCCTGGTCCCCTTCTAACTTTTCTGACAACCGAGATAAGAGGTATAACGTCAATCACGAAAGTTAACTATTCTACAATGCTGGCGTCCACAAAGAAAGGTTTAGAATCCTTTGTTACTGGTTCTTTATTAGAAATAAGGCCCATGACGATAGACAAATTACAGGGTCTTAGACCAAGGGTTTCCACAATAGACGAATGGTTGTCAGGAGACATTCGTGAGGATGTTGTTGGTGCCGTTGAGCAAGGTGCGTCAAAACTAGATGACTATTTAATTGTCGCTGTTTCTTCAGAAGGAACAGTTCGTAATGGTTCTGGTGATGACATAAAATTAGAACTTCGTAAAATACTAAACGGTGAGTATGAAGATCCGCATACATCTATATTTTACTATAAAGTAGACGATGTAAAAGAGGTAGCAGACCCATCCCTTTGGGTAAAAGCCCAGCCAAACATTGGTATAACGGTTTCTTATGAAGCATACGACAAAGACGTTAAACGTGCTGAGGCAGCACCCAGCACACGGAATGATATTTTGGCAAAAAGGTTTGGTTTACCTATGGAGGGGTATACATATTTCTTCACATATGAAGAAACCCTCCCCCACGAACGTGTTGGCTCTTTTGCTCATATGGAATGCGCGCTAGGCGCTGACCTTTCTCAAGGTGATGACTTCTGTTCATTCACTTTTTTGTTTCCTTTATCCTCAGATTCCTTTGGGGTTACTTCTATAAACTTCATTACGGAAAGAACCCTTCACTTATTGCCGGGATCAGTTAGGTTTAAGTATCAAAGATTCATAGACGAAGGCTCTTTGTTTATAATGGATGGTAGTGTTCTGGATATTAGTGATGTATATGATGTTCTAGATGAAGAAATAGAGGCACGCGGTTATGACGTTATGGTTATGGGGTATGATCCCTATAATGCAGACGTTTTTGTTAAGAGATGGATGCAGGACAACGGTCCTTTTGGAATAGAATTAGTAAAACAAGGCGCTAGAACAGAATCCGTTCCTCTTGGAGAAATTAAAAAACTATCAGAGGATAGAAAACTCATATTTAAGCAAGAGATGTTTAGTTATGCTATGGGAAACGCCATGGTTATGGAAGACACAAATGGTAATATTAAACTATTTAAGCGTAGATATGAGAACAAAATAGATCCTGTAAGCGCCTTAATGGATGCTTATGTTGCTTTTTCTAAGAACCCAGAAATGTTTAAATAAAAAGGAGTAATATTATGACCATTAGATTCTATTTAATACCAATGGAAGAAGGTCCGGGATTTAGGGAAGTAAAGTATTTTAGAACTAGATGGGGGAGTGGAACAATAGATGCTCCAATGGGTGTAATGGATTATGGATTGATGAATGTTGCGTTGGTTGTCTCTGATGTAACAGCTGAGCAGCACGACTTATTAGTTTCTGAAATAGATGTAGTAAGCATTCCTCAGAACATTAATGAAAACGTTAGTGCTATAGCTCTTCCGCAGGTTAAGGCGGCTATAGAGTCGTTACGAATTCCAGCAGATTGGATCACAACAAATAATACCTATAGAGAATTATTGAGGATGATCGCATCACTTTTTCAGTTTGTTCAACGATATCATGGAATGCATGATGAGGTTTTAATAGATAATCAATCTCAATTGGATTTAAGATGGAACGAAATACCTCAGAATAGACAGCAAAAAATAATCGCAACCGCCGATTTTCTTGGATATGATTATTCCTGGGTTACTAACACCATGTTAGTTAGAACCATATTAAAGGGTTTAGCCGATGCTTGGGGAAATAAGCCTTTTAAAATAGGGGGATTTGAATTTTAATGGCTCTTCCAGCAACAGATAATTTTAATAGGTCTGACAGTTCAGATTTAGGAACTAATTGGGATGTTATTTTTGGATCCGGACACCAAATAACAACAAATCAATGCATGTCGAATACGGGAGCTGGTGGTGGATGGGACGGCGCTGAAATTTGGAATGCTGACAGTTTCGGAAACGATCAATATTCCAAAGCCACTTCTAAAGGCACTTTAGGGACTGGAGCTGCTACTGGAATGGCCGTTCGTGGAAGCTCGGCTAGTGGTGGCTCATTTTATGGATTTTATTCAACAACTCAAAACAGTTGGGTTTTTAAGGTTGTCAATGGATCTTGGACAACGCTCTCTACCTCGACACCGTGGTCTAACAACAACACTATAGAGCTTCAAGTTTCGGGAACCACTATTGATCCGCTCGTTAACGGATCGACTCATAGTGGACATGGACAGAAAACCGATAGTTCGATTTCTAGTGGTTCTGCTGGTGTATCCGGATATGGAACGTCCGGTGGAAACACTTTAGACAACTGGGAGGGAGGGGATCTTGGTTCTACAACCGATGATTTATCAGCAACAGGAATTTCTACAACTCCGGTTGTTGGACAGCCAACGATAGGCCAGAAACATGTATTAACCGCCACAGGCGTATCCACAACGCCAACGGTTGGAATGCCAACTTTAGGTCAAGAGCACGCATTATCAGCAGATGGCATATCCACAACCCCCACAGTAGGAAGTCCAACATTAGGAGTTATTTACAATTTGTCTGCTGATGGAATTTCTACGACTCCGGTTGTGGATAACCCAGATGTTGGGCAAGACCATGCTTTAGGAGCAACGGGTATAGCCACAACTCCTGTTACATCGTCAACAGATATTGGTCAAGAACACAATTTGGAGTCCGTAGAAATTTCAACAACTCCTATAGTTGGGGCACCAACCCTTTCAGAATCTAATTATTTAACAGCAGATAGCATAACAACTACTCCAACAGTTGGGTCCCCAGATATAGGGCAGATTCACGAATTAGATTCTAGTGGTATAACGACAACCCCTTCTACGGGTTCGCCCGCGATCGCGCAGGTGCACGCGCTATATGCGACTGGAATTTCTACGACTCCTGTTTTGGATTCTGCCAATATTGGACAAATTCATGCAATAAGTGCTACGGGAATATTAACAACTCCTGTGGTGGGTACTCCAACATTAAGTACCTCGGGAATAGATAACCTATTAGCTAATAGCATAAGTACAACACCAATTGTTGATAACCCAACGATTGGGCAAACCCACGCTATAAGCGCATTGGGAATCGCAACTACTCCTGTAACGGGCACCCCGGCTTTGAGTAGCTCGGGAGTAGACAATTTAACAGCTAATGGTATTACCACAACCCCAATTGTTGATTCGCCAACCATTGGGCAGACGCATGTAATAACATCTTCTGGCATCTCAACCACATCTGTTGTTGGAGTACCGTCATTAGGACAGACACATACGTTAACGGCGGATAGCATTGCATCGACCCCAGTTGTGGGGACACCATCTCTTGGAATCATTCACAATCTGGTGCCAGTTGGAATAACGATTAGCCCCACACTTGATACACCAATTCTTGGTCAATCGCATGTGTTGGATAGCATAGAAATCTTAACAGGCCCTATAGTTGGCTCTCCAGCAATTGGGCAAATTCACTCATTAACAGCTATTGGTATAACGGTAACACCAGTGCTTGGAAGCCCCGGTTTTGATGTTATTTTAGGACCCGTTGGTGTCACAATAACCTCTTTCGGGCCTGTAGTAGAGATCGATTCATATAAATTATTACAACCAACAATAACATCTTATAAACCAGAAGTAGTAATAACAATACCCTTGGAGGATTAAAAATTATGGCTTATATTAATGATACGGAGCTTGATGCCCTTCTCAATTCGATTGATGGCGCTGCTGATGTTTTGCATATTTGCAGTCAGGAACCAACAACGTATGCGGAAGCAAGCTCAACTTATACACTCGGAAATAAATCGTCTTTGACGATTAATGCTCCGTCAGATCGAAGTCCAAATGGACGAGAATGTGTTATTCCGGCCATTACCGATGGCAGTGTCACAGGCACTGGTACGGCCACGCACTGGGCTATCGTAAAATCGACAGCCACAACTAGGCTAATTGCAACCGGTGCTCTTTCGTCTTCGCAGGCAGTAACAAGCGGAAACACGTTTACTTTAACCCAATTTGCAATTGGAGTCCCAGACGCTGTATAATTTTAAAGGAGAAAACTCATGCCTGTTAGACTTTCAGAAAGGGCAGAAGAGGGTTCTACCTATGTTGTTCGGTTTGAATTCTATGAGAAAACTCCAAGTGGCAAGGTTCCTATAACTCCAAAAGCGGGGTTAAAATGGAATTTAGTCGATCAAAATAGAAATCCGATAAACGGCAGAACGAATGTTGGCATAGCAGCTGCGCAAACGGTTGATGTCGTTCTATTTGGTTTGGATTTATCTCTTTCGAATGCATCAAGTAGACGTTTTATAACAATGATCGGAACTTACGATAGTTATGCTGGAAACGATATGCCACTCGTTACAGAAGCAGAATTTCACGTTTCCGATTTAAAGGGTAAATCCTAAAGGATGTGAATATGCCAAGTTTTATGGAAAGAGCAAGATCGGCGTTTAACGGCGATCTTACAAAAGTTCGAACAAGTTACCAAACAGGATCTAGTACAAACTATGCTAGATTCGATACAACCCAAATGGTTATGGCGCCTATACTATCAAGGATAGCTATAGATGCCGCAAACATTCCTATAAAGCATGTTATGGTAGATGAAGAAGGTAATTTTAAAGAGAACAAGATTAGCGAATTAAATGATAGATTAACTATTATGGCTAATATTGATCAAACAGGGAAAGCCTTTATTCAAGATGCTATTATGACAATGCTTGGTGACGGGGTTTGTGCTATCGTTCCTGTTGAAATTTCTAGTCATCCCTTGGAAAGTTATTATGATATGCTATCCATTAGGGTTGGCGCTATTCGTCAATGGTATAACTATGCTGTTGAAGTAGACATATATAATGAGCTAACGGGGCAGCATGTTCAAAAGGTTTTGCCGAAATCCTATTTAGCTATACCATACAATCCATTCTATTCTATTATGAATGAACCCAACTCCACTCTTAAGAGATTAGTGGATAAGCTGGCGTTATTGGATGTAGCAGACAGACAGTTGTATGCAGGTAAACTAGATCTGATTTTACAACTACCTTATACGTTGAAGAATGAGCGAAGAAGAGAGGAAGCTGGAAGGAGATTAGCTGATTTAGAAGCGCAACTATATAATAGGGAGTATGGTGTGGGTTATGTGGATGCTACAGAACGAGTGGTTCAGTTGAATAGGCCAGTAACAAACACTTTGTTTGATACTGTTACCGGTCTTACACAGAGTTTGTATAGTCAACTTGGTTTAACACCGAATGTATTCAACGGAACCGCCACACAAGAAGAAATGTTGTCATATAACAACAGAACTGTACTCCCCGTCCTTAGGGCGATTCTAGAAGCCATGACAGGAGCATTCTTTTCAAGAACAGCAATACGACAAGGAAACGCTATTCTAGCATTTCCAGATTTGTTCAAAATGGCACCGCTCGAGGTATTTGCCGAAGCGGCCGATAAGTTTACTCGCAACGCTATTGTCACATCTAATGAGATTAGAAGCGCTGTTGGGCTTAAACCATCATCCGATCCTGATGCAGATGCTCTTAGGAATAAGAATCTTAACTTGTCCGATAACAAAACCGATCAAGAGGAAAAAAAAGAACCAACCAATGATAATATTGATAAGGAGTTAAATTAATGCCTGACATAACAAATTATGATTTTTCTGGTATGTCAACCGTTTATGAAGTACGATGTCAAGACGGTCGATATATTGAGAAAGGAGCGTTCGATCATCAGGATGGACAAACCGTCCCGATAGTATGGAAGCACGCTCACGGCGTGATTCAAAACATTTTGGGTCATGCTGTTTTAAAAACCTCAGAGAGTCCTTCTGGGATGCGAGCATATGGGTTCTTCAACATAACACCAGAGGGGCAAACAGCAAAGATTCTTGTCCACAATCGAGATGCGGATGCATTATCCATATGGGCAGATCATGTTGATGAACAAATTACTGGTAATGTTAAACACGTAAAACGTGGGATGATTAGAGAAGTTAGCTTGGTTCAGGCGGGAAAGAATCCAGGAGCAAAAATCGATGAGGTTATTCGTCATTCAGATGATGAAGACGAGATGTTCTTGCAAGGAGTTATTATTCACAATAGTAACGAATATAAGATTGAATTACCAACGAAACCAACCGAAGAACCAGAAGAAGAACCAGAAGAAGAACCTATTGTGCATGCTGGTCCAACATTGAATGATGTGTTAGATTCTTTTACCGAGGAAGAAACCGAATTGTTTAATTTTGTTGTTCATTCCGCTGCAATCGGAAAGAAACCAGATCCATCTGGAAAAACCGCAAACGGTGGACCAACTTTACAAGAAGTTTTTGATAGTATGACTGAAGAGAAGAAAAACGTTTTATATTTTGTAGTTGGGAACGTATCCCAATCAAACCCGATTTCACAAGGAGAAATTATGCCTCAAGTACACAATATTTTTGACCAGCCGAATAGTGATACTCTTCCCACAGGGATAGCTGGTAAGCACCTTTTTGGTAAAAATGTCTATATTTCCCATGGTCGCCCAGAACTGAGAGAAGTTTTGAAAGCGGCTCAAACTGGTAGAGTGAATTCTTTACGAGAAGTATTCGATAAAACGGGAATTACCGCAGAAATTGCAAATTCTTTTTCTCACTCTATTACTAATGTTTCATATTTGTTCCCGGATGCCCAAAATGTTTCCCCCGGAGGCCCGCAATGGTATCAACGGCCGATAGAATGGGTAGAAAAGGTTCTTAATGCTTGTCAGCCCAAACCCTTTAGTAGAATTAAATCACGATATGCCGATTTGACTCCTGATGCTGCGAGGGCTAAAGGTTATGTAACAGGTGCGCAGAAAGCGGAAGAGGTAATCGCTACTTTGTATCGCGTTACCACACCGCAAACTGTTTACAAATTGCAGAAACTCGACAGAGATGATATCCTAGATATCACCGAGTTTGATGTTGTGGTTTGGTTGAAAGAGGAAATGCGCATGATGCTTCGTGAAGAACTTGCGCGCGCAATCTTGATTAGTGACGGCCGTTCCGCGGGTGCTGACAAAATCGTTGAAACAAATGTTCGCCCGATCTATAATGACGATCCTGTATATACGGTTGATGGATTCTGGAATGATGTTGGTAACTTAACAGCTCTTGCCTCTATGACAACGGCAGAAGTTATTATCCTAATCGATTTTATCGCTTCCCAGCAACAATATTATAGAGGGGCGGGTTCCCCTGTGTTTTATTGTGCCCCGGCCACATCTACTCGATTTTTATTACTTCGTGATGGCAATGATCAACGAATTCATAAAAGCATGGCTGACGTGGCGGAAGCTCTTCGCGTTTCTGCTGTGGTGGACGTTCCGGTTATGGCTGGTCTGTCGACCGCGGGTGTTGTTGATCCTCCTGGGTTGCCGACAGGAACTTACACCTTTGAACATTTGGGTGTTATCGTTAATTTAAGTGATTATACTATCGGTATGGATAAAGGCGGTCAAACCTCATTCTTTGAGGACTTTGATATTGATTATAACAAGATGACATATCTATATGAAACACGCCTATCTGGTGCGTTGGTTGTACCGAAATCCGCCATCTCCATCGATAACGTTACGGCATTTGTCTAATGAGTAGATTCTTCGGTGCAATCGGTATTAAGAGAGATCCGGTACAGACATCCCCCGGCGTATACGACCCCGTTATTGAGGAGGTGGAAGTAAAAGGAGAAATTCGTAACATCCGAGCAGCATGGCAGGCTAATCAGCTATATGATACTGTCCAGGCTCGACATGTATTATCGATAATTGCGCCGGAGGAAGCCATAACCGAGTATCATGAGGTGGTTTATATTTTATGGCAGAACGTAAAATGGTCCGTCGTTAGTATAGAGTATAAGCCACCTCGTATAGAATTTGGTTTAGGGGGCGTTTATAATGGATGATAATAGTATTAGAACATATTTGCATAATCTTTTAATGGCCGCATTTCCAGATTTAGAAGCTACTAATTCTATAGTTTATAGACCGTCTGGGCAAGTAAAATTGACATATCCATGTCTTATTTATGAACCACGAAGGACTCACACTAGTCATGCTAATAACTTTTTATATGTGGCTGGAACAAGGTTTTTGGTTACT